CCACTAAGGGAAATGGACTTGATCGGAAGGTTAAAAACATCAAGCAGGTTATCTATAGTCCACTCGGTAAGCACAGCCAGAAGCCAGCCGAGGCGCGTTTCCGTCTGGAGAAGCTTTACGGTGACGTTCCTCGCATCGAACTCTTCAGCCGCTGCGGTGCGCCTGGCTGGGACCACTGGGGCAATCAGGCAGAGTCAGCTGCAGTTGAATTGATTCCCGGCGTTGCTGTTCCGGTGGCAATTAACCAGGAGCATGCAGCATGAAGAAGCTATCAACCGAGCAGGAGAACGCTGTTCGTGACGTTGCCCGTCAATGCTCCGATGCCATTAAGAAAGCCCTGAAGAAAAAGCCTAAGCCAAGCTGGAACGAGGCCGTACCTCCGATCCTGAAGGAGTACCATGAGAAGGTGAAGCCGATGGGCGTAAGTCTGGTGATGTTCAACAGCGTAATTGGGCGCCTGAACGGGCGTTATGGAGTCGAGTCATGAGCGAATTAACGCCGCGTCAGAATGAGGTTCTTGATGCCATAGTGCTTTACAAGGACAGAACGGGATTTCCTCCAACCCTGCTGGAGCTTGCCGGGTTAATCGGCTGTGCATCACCGAACGCTGCTGCTGAGCACGTGAAGGCACTTAAGAAAAAAGGTTACCTCTCCATTGCTCCTGGCGCTGCCAGGGGCATTACCGTCGTCAAAACAGAATTGGATGCTGATCCGGTAGCGATCATTAAAGGCCTGTTATCCGGTGGAGACATGGCCAGAGATAACGCGGTGGAATGGCTGAAAAAAAAAGGAGTGACTTTATGAAACTGGTGCTCCCGTTCCCGCCGAGCGTAAACACTTACTGGCGAGCCCCGAATAAGGGGCCGTTAAAAGGCCGCCATCTGATCAGCGCCAAAGGCAGGGCATATCAAAGCGCTGCCTGTGTGGCCATTGTTGAGCAGTTGCGCTTCCTTCCAAAACCTTCAACAGCACCGGCTGCCGTAGAGATTATGTTGTACCCACCTGACGAACGCCGCCGCGACATCGACAACTACAACAAGGCTCTGTTTGACGCGCTTACGCACGCTGGAATCTGGGAGGATGACAGCCAGGTGCAGAGAATGCTGGTGGAGTGGGGGCCGAAAGTACCGGGTGGGCGAGTAGAGATATCGATCAAGAAACATGAACCTCTGGCGGGTGCAGCCGCCTGATAAGTGGAGAAGAGCATGAATCAGATGAATATCACCGTAATGTGCCCAACTCACCACGCCGCCGCGATAGGGCAGCAAATAACGATGTCCAGCCGTGAGATTGCAAAACTGGTCGACTCACGCCACAGCAATGTGTGTGTAACCATCGAGCGCCTCATGAATTCTGGTGTGATTGGGGGGTATGCTGCAATGCAGTACACCCATCCACAGAACCAGCAGGTTTACCACTATTACGAAGTTAACAAGCGTGACAGCTATGTAATCGTCGCACAGCTGTGCCCGGAGTTTACTGCGCGGCTGGTTGACCGCTGGCAGGAACTGGAGAGCGGAGCCGGGATGGTGGTGCCTCAAACTCTACCTGAAGCACTCCGCCTGGCCGCCGATCTTGCCGAACAGAAACAGCGCCTGAGTGAAGAGTTGGCCATCGCCGCGCCAAAGGCAGAATTTGTTGATCGCTACGTCAAAGCTACTGGCTCAATGACATTCCGGCAGGTTGCCAAGCTTCTTAATGCCAAAGAACCAGAGTTCGCGATGTTCCTCATTGAGAACGGCATCATGTACCGCCTGAACCGCGTGCTTACGCCGAAGAGTAAACACATCGAAGCAGGGCGATTTGAAGTTAAGACCGGCACAACCAACCAGACCAACTACGCATTCAATCAGTCGCGCTTTACAGCAAAGGGTGTTCGCTGGATCGGCGGCCTGTGGGCTGAACATATCGCTAAGGGGCAAATTGCGTGAGAGCCATACTGACACCTGAAGTTGCGCCAATGTCCGGGGTGGTACTGTTCCGCCCAGGAAACGAGTTGCTGTGGTTGTTTCGTCGTGGCCGTGTTGTGATTGAAACCCCCTCCGAAGCAATACAACATCTTCCGTCGGGTCTTATTCCGGAAGAGCACCAGCCACTGACAGATGATGTCAGTATGCATGAGCTTTTCCTGAATGAGAGGGTTATTCAGCGTGCTGGCGGACTTAGCAGTCTTGATGCCTGGCTGGAGCGTAAATTCGAATGTCAGTGGCCCCACAATGAATGGCACTCAAAGGACTTTACGGTGATGCGTCATGCCCCCGGAAGCATTCGTCTTTGCTGGGGCTGTGATAACCAGTTACGTGAACAAACCACTGAAAGACTGGCAGGAATTGCCATGCAGAACCTGGTAAAATGGTTACTCGAAAGAGTGAATATTATGCTGGGCTTCAGCGCAGACCACACCCTGACGCTCCCGGAGTTTTGCTGGTGGATGGTACGCAACGATCTGGCTGACCTTATCTCTGAATCAGTTGCTAGCCAGGCACTCAGGATTAAGCCTGAATCGCACAGTTCAGTGATGCGGGAAAGTGACATTGTTCCGTCATTACCGGCTACTGAAATCCTCCAGGAGAAAGTTAAGAAGATAGTCTCGGTGAAGGTCGACCCAGAATCACCGGAATCTTTCATGCTGAGGCCAAAGCGCCGCCGCTGGGAGAACGATAAGTACACCCGCTGGGTGAAGTCGCAGCAGTGCAGTTGCTGTACTAACCCGGCTGACGACCCCCACCACCTGATAGGCCACGGGCAGGGTGGAATGGGTACCAAAGCGCACGACCTGTTTGTGATACCGCTGTGCAGAGCGCATCACGATGAGTTGCACGCTGATCCTGTGGCATTTGAAGCGAAGCACGGCGACCAGTTGGTGCTGTTGTTTCGGTTTTTAGATCGTGCGCTGGAAATCGGCGTACTGGCGTAAGTGGAGACGCAATATGATCAATCCTTCAGAAGTTGGCAAATCCGGCGAGATGGTTCGCCTTCGCACTCTCGAAAGCATCTGGGTACAGGGAAAGCTCCGTATGTGGGGCCGCTGGTCTTATATCGGTGGCGGCTCTGGCGGAAACATGTTCAACCAGCTGCTGGCATCGGGGAAAATCACAAAGACCGCTATCAACGATGCGCTTCGCCGCATGAAGAAATCCGGCATCACTAAACCTGAACTGGAAGCTTACCTGCGTGAAATACTCGACAGCAAAAACAAAAGCGGCCTGGCGTTCTGCTCCGACGAAGAGGGCCTTAAGGTGGATGGTGTTATTGCTTCGGTCCTGATGAATAATGAATACCGTGGGTTGTATGGCGTAATAGTTGACCGTCATCGACTCCGTAAGAGCAAGCTGCAGATGGCCAACGAGTTGAATGCAAAACACCCTGACTGGACCCTTATCACCTGCCGCCGCCGAATAGACACATGGGTAAGTTTGGCAGAATCGATCCTGTACGCTCCACTTTGTGATGCGTTTGGCACAAATAGCGACAGATTTAAGTTGCAGAGTGAGCAAGAAAGTGCTTAAATTGTGTTAGGCTCGGGACAGTAAAGCGTACTGAGCAACAGAACAAAACATAAACCCGCCACTGCTGCGGGTTTTTTATTTTAAGGGCTGCCTACTGGCGGCCTTTTTTGTTTCCCCTCGTTCTGAGAGGACTCACGGCAATAAGAGGGGGCTCAATGTCCGCAGAACCGATATCTGCTACGGCAACTGCTGGTGTTGCTGCCGGTACTACCGGAATAACCTTCGCTACGATGTTTCCAGAAGCTACTCCCGCCGTAATGCTTTGCTCACTTGCCGGGGCCGCTCTTTACGTCCTGAGCAGTGAGGACCACAAGATCTGGAAGCAGATTTTGTTCGCGCTTATCTCGTTTATTGGCGGGATTTATTGCGCAGGAACAGCATCTGAAATAATCGCGGCGCTTATCAATGCGGCATTAAGTCACCTTTCTCCGCCAGTTTCCGTGAAGGTATCTCCAGCTATGGGGGCTCTGCTGGCTTCATCGGTTTCTGTCACCATCCTGGCTCGCATCCTCAAGCGGTCGAAGACAGGAGACTTACCCGGATTGAAGGGGGAAGAATGACGTGGCAAACACTGATCCTGAACATTAACGCTGTTGCATGCATCCTCATCACCATACGCCTGATGTTCTTCAGGAAGCGGAGCTTACGCCGTCGCCGTCTGATGGAGTTTCTGGCGTATGGGCTGATCCTAGCACCAGCGTTTACCGCTTTCCGCATCTGGCATGGTGATTACGTGCAGGTCGACTACGGAGAGTTAGTCGTCAATCTCGTTGTCTGCATTGCCGTATGGCGAGCAAGGGGCAACATCGCAAGAATCGCAGGGGAAAGCACAACGTGAACCAATCACAATTTCAAAAGGCGGCTGGGCTAAGCGCCGAGTTAGCTGCGCGCTGGTTTCAGCCAGTGAGTAATGCGATGAAAGAGTTCGGCATCACTAAGCCGGTAGACCAGGCGATGTTCATCGCTCAGACAGGGCATGAATCAGCTGGCTTCACGCTGCTGGTGGAGAGCTTCAATTATCGCATTGCCGCACTCGTGAATTTCATCCGCGCCGGACGACTCACTGCTGACCAGGCAAACGCGCTTGGACGTCGCCCGGAAGAGCGGGTATTACCCATTGAGCGCCAGCGAGCTATCGCTAACCTGGTATACAGCAAACGCATGGGGAACAACGCACCCGGTGACGGCTGGTTATACCGTGGGCGTGGACTTATCCAGATTACCGGGCTCAATAACTACCGGGATTGCGGGAACGGTCTGAAGGTTGATTTGGTTAAGCAGCCTGAACTGTTGGCCGAAGATGTTTATGCAGCCAGAAGCGCGGCTTGGTTCTTCGCTACTAAGGGATGCCTGAAGTATTCCGGAGACCTGATGCAGGTGACGAAGATTATCAACGGCGGAACGAACGGACTGGAAGATAGGCGAGCTCGCTTTGGCCAGGCCAAAACGGTACTGGTGGTGTGATATGACAACGAAGATATCTCTATTGATTTCCGCCATTCTTCTTCTATCTGCTTGCGACAATGGGCCAGAGCCAGCTAGGTCTACAATGGCAGTTTCCTCGCAACTTTCATCTGATGCTGACCGCATCAAGGTGACAAAAATGTCAGAGTTCCGTGACTGGCTCGCTTATGACAATCGGCGCGGTGTTTATCTCATCCAAGATAAACAAACGGGACGTGAATACATCGGTATAAGTGGAATCGGTATATCAGAGGTTGGGTCTCATAGCCAACTGGTCGGCAAAGTTCAGCAGCAGGTAAGGGACGAAAGATGAACCTTGAACTAATGCTCGGACTGATAGTTTCAGCGCTCGCAGCAATTGCCGGAGCGTTTGGATTGGGCCATATCCGCGGCACCAGCAAAGCGGAAGCGAAAGCAGACCAGCAGCGCACCGAAGAAAAGGCTGCAACCACTGAAGCAGCAGCCGAACGCCGGGTAGAAGCAACGAAAGAGGCCAGCAATGTACAGCAGACTGTTAACCGCATGCCTGATGACGATGTTGATCGCGAGCTGCGTGACACGTGGAAGCGTCCCGGTGGTGGTTGATACCTCCTGTGACTGGGTAAAGCCAATCTACCTGACTGATCACGATATCGACGTTATGGACCGCCAGACGAAGAAAGATATCCTGACGCATAACAAAGCGTGGCAAGCGAACTGCCAGAAAGGAACCATAGCCTCGCAATAGCGGGGCTTTTTAACGCAACAAAGGTAAAGACGATGGATGAAGAGTATCGTAAAGACCTGCAACTGTGGTTTGGCCTGTCACATGCTGCTTTCTGCGTGATGCCCCGAGTTTTTATGGAGGCAATGCCAAAGGAATGGCAAGCAAAGATGGCTCAACTGCTTTTTGAATACGACGACACAATTAAAACGAACGTCTGTGGGATTCATAGTTGTTTTGTTACTGCCAAAGACAGCAACAACCGCTTTATGAAGATGCCAGAAGATATTCTGAATTATCGTCATCCCCAGCGTGAGTTTATCGAGTCATTCCTGAAAAAGTAGCCATTACAAAGCTCACCTGCTGGTGGGCTTGATAATGGTTATCCCAACAAGCGGATAAGACAATCAATATACCCACCAGAGGATAAACAATGTCTGAAATCACCGTTACACCTGCACAGCAGATCCGCTTAAACCTGCTGGCTAACCTGAACTATGACACCGCCGCAGCCGCAGACGCGATTAAGTTTGTTGGTGACGATCCGCTGAAGTATCAAATCTTCGTTAACCAGTTAAGCCGAGTAACATCTGAAAGCGGGCTGGTGGCCAGAACGACGAAAGCTATCAAAGAGTCGGAAGAGGCGCTTCTGCTGTTTGAAGCTGAATCTGGTTCGTAATACATTTCTATCCATGAGCATACAGCTGGGCTGTTAGCCAAGCGCCACCCGAAAGGGGAAAGGGAGACGATAAGCCGTCTCAGGCTGTATGCTCA